TCTATAACGGTTCCACTAGCATTTAGCCCTGCTCCATATTTAAATGATGTAATTAGAGAACCAGTAGGAGTATTAACTGATCCTGTTCCTAAGCTTTGAATACCAGCAAACGAACCAGTAGCTGATTGTCCTGCTGTTAATATTACTCCTCCAAAATTTACGGGTATATTTGCCATTTTATTGTTCTGGGTTTAAAAGTTTTTCGATATCATTTAGATAATCTAATATTAAATCTGTTGATATAACAACTGAATATGATTCTGGTTTTTCCTTGTAATATGCTATAGTTTTATCTTTAGCATTGTCTAGTAAAGGATACAGAGTGTTAAGTTTATTGGTTATTTCTGTAAAAGCATTAATGCGCTCTTCTTGAAATCCTATTCTTTCAGGGTCAGCTTCTTTTACTAACTTATATCCAAATTTTTTAGTATACATGTTGTTGGTTACTCCTTTAGGACCGGCTTTTGGGCCTCGTCCAAAGGAAGCACCAATGTTTTCTCCTGTTTGACCAGAAGTAAACCCAGAGTTGCTAGATATAGTGCTAGTTTCTTTAAGTTTATATTTGTATTTGCCCATTGATAGATTTAAATTCGTTCAAAAGCTCATAATATTGAAGGATATTAATAATTTCATTGTCTCCTATTTTGCTAGTCTTAGACAATGGAACTAAAAACTTAATAACTTCATTTAATTTAATTTGAATCGCCTTTTCAGTAATCTTATTAGATAAAAGCGTTAATTCCTTTTTAATTTCTTCAATCTTTTGATTGTAAAAAGTTTTTAATTTAGGTGTAGAATCTACAGATTCAACAAATTCTTTTAAAACTATTTTTTGTTGAGGGCTTAAAGCAGAATATTTTTCGTTAAACTTATCTAATAATATTTTATACGTTAAAATTCTAACATCCTTATCGTATGTTTGAAATTCTGTTATAACATCGTCTGTTACCTTTTGCTTGTTGATATCTTTTAAAGTAATTGTTTCTAACAAACTAATTTTGTTTTCTATGATTTGGGTTGGGTTTGGGTTAGGAGCGTTGTATAACTCGATTAACGTATATAAACTGGCGTATGCTTTGTAGTTAGGTAATTTGGTTTTAAAGAAATCATCCGAATTGTAATGTGTAAGAATTTCTTTTACTAGATTATATTTTTGCCTTTTTATGGTTCCTCGGTTTAGTCCCTTGGATAAGTCTATAATAGAGTTTAATACTAGCTCTGCTTTCCCTTCGGTTAAATTTTTGTATTTAGATATGTTTTCATAAAGCTTATATTCCTTTCCTAATTCTGTTTTAACAAAATATTTCTTTAAAATATTAACAGCTTTTGATTCTTTACCGGATAAGGTATCAGATGTAATTTGTCTTACAAGCAATTCAAAAAGTATCCCAGTATTTTTAACTTTTGAATGTTTAAATTTCATTCTATTTTATTATAAATATACAAAAATATTTATTCCGTCAAGTTTTCTTCATTTAGAAATGAAACTTCGTTAGATGGTTTAGCTCTGTTTGCTAAACTTTCTATAAGACTTTTATTTTTTAAGTATATTTGTTTAGCTTCTAAAGCTAATGGAGAACCACCCTTATATTGAGGGCGTATGCTATCTGATTCGTTGTCGTCAAATTTAGCTCCTCTATTTCCTAGCCTATCTTTTCCAAATGGGCTTTCTTGAGTATTTCTATTTGTAGATTTTTCTTGAGGACGACCTAGGGGCACATTTTCATCATATCCTTCAGGAACAGAATTGTCTTGATATCTTCCTCTACCATATAATGAAGCTAAATCGTGTGGTGTGCCATATGAACGACCGGTTACTATGGGGTCGTTTCCTTCTGCAGAAAGCTGTTGAACTCTAAATGCGCGTTTTTGGTCTTCAACTATTAAATCTCTATATTCTTCGTATTGGTCTTCGCTTAAATGGAAGATATTGTCGTAAATCCAATCACTAGGAAGTAATTTGGTTTCTAAGATTTTTTGAGCTAGGTCCACTTTTTGGGTTAACAACGCTATTTTTTCTTGATCGTAGATGATCGAGGGCGTTGTTAAGTCTAGCTCAAAGTTTGTTAACTCTTCACCATTGTATCCTTGAGAATATAAATGCACTAGTGCTATTTTATATAATTCTGATAGAACAATGCGCTGGATTCTGTCAACTGTGCGGGCAAACCTAATATCTTCGGCGGCTAAAGTGGCTTTTCCTGTTAAGTCCTTCTCATACCCCATAAATGCTTTAGGCACTTTAAGCGCAGCAAATAGTTTTTCTCTTAAATATATTACGTCTGTAATACCATCAAATTGCAAACCTTGAGCCGTGTCTATTTTAGTTACAGTATCATTGCCTCTTACTGGGATATAAAAATCCTCAAGTAAGTTTTGCATATTGTATTTTAAGTTATATTGGCCTGTTTCGTGGTCAATTAACGGAGTACGTTTTAAGGTTGAAATAGTTTTTTGCATGAAATTTTCTACTTCAGCAGGAGGAATAGAACCAACATTAATATAAAATACTCTTCTATCTGGACTGCGAGATATTCTATTGATTAACATCGCATCTTCCATTAAAATATATTGTTTGAATAATCTGCGGGCTGGTTCTAAGTATGAATTATGAACAATAACACCATCACAAATAAAATTAGAGTTTTTACTTACTTGTATATCATATGTTTCTTCTGGTAAGTCTTCTGTTATTGATTTGATTTTAAACAACTCAACATTATAATCTAATTCAGGAAGAGTTTTATTTAAGGCAGGATTAGATAGTTTAATGTCTGCTTTTTTATAGGAACATATATAATCATCTTTTTTTAGATCTTTTACTTGTTTATATTCAGGTTTATTTTGTCCAAAATCCCAAACTAAAACCGGATGATTTTCTGTTAAATTTAGCTCATTGTGAGTTGTTTTAATATTATATATTGTTTTAATACCTGAGTTGATTGTGTTTAATACATCTGCTATTTCATATTGGTTTTTTTCTATATTAAAAGTCCATACTTTATCTCCTTTTATTATATCCTTTATTTCTTTTATTCCATTTTCAGTGTAAATTTTTGAGTCTAAACGTGCACATCTTCCATATGGAAGATAATTAACATCTGTTAATAACCTAAAATGGGCCATTTCATAATTATCAAAGTATATAGCATTTTGCTCTTTTTCAAATGTATTAGGCACACCATAATATCCCGACCCTCCAGAATAAAACCCTTCAGGAGAATACTTAAATCTTACAGCATTTGGATGTTGTGAGTCATAATTTTCTTGCCTTTGAATATGGTATGCTGTATATGGGATAACATTATATACTCCAAATTTTTCAGCTATTTCTAGTTTTAAGAAAAAATCGCCGTACTTGTTCATTTGGCGAATCCAAGACCATAAGTTAAATTCAATATTTAATACATCGTAAAATAAATTGTATAATATTTTTTGTATATCTTCGTTTGAGCTTCTAATTTGAAGCACTTCTCCCATATCATTTTTTAATGTGCATTCATCAGATATAATATCTAAAGCAGAAGCAATAATAGCATCATAATCCATAGTATCATAATCTGAGTAGATCATGGTACGAAGATACTGGTAGTTTATGTTTAGTTGTTGCCCAAATAAAGATGTAGATGATGGGGAATATAAACGATTATATCTATCCATTATAGAGTTTGTTGCTACATCTCCGGATGTTTGGATAGAATCAACATCTATTACTTTTAATTGGTTTCCCCCTTGATTACGAATAATAACATCTGTTGAAAATAGACGCTGTAATCGGGTAAATAGACTTTTATCTGCCATTGTTTTTTGTTATAAATATTATAAAAGCCAATTAATATTTTCTTGCCCGTATTTTGTTTCTAAAACATATGGGTTTTGAATATTATTTGGATTATATGCTCCTACTGCTGTATTTTTTTTAATACCACTAAGTGCTGCTCTAGTCATATCTAGACTTTGTTGTTGGAATTTTAATGAAGTATCTCTTAAAAACATTCCTATAGCAAAAGACATAATTAAATCATCATTATAACCTGATTGAGCCTCAGGTCGGCCGTTTTTCCAAACAAATACTTTCATTTCTTCTAATAAGCGTTTGGATTGTATTGTAACACTTCTATCTCCAATATACTCTCTCATTTTATTTACTACAAGAGGACGAGTTCTTAAAGACATAGTAAAACCTGGTGTCATATTTGAATCACCTTCATATATTTTTAGGTATGACTCTGATGTAAGTTGATCGGATTTAGGTGAATGGTATAGATTTCTGTAGCCTCGTTCAATTATAGAATCTAAAGTAGCCCAACCAATTGAGGCATTTTCTACAACAAGTAAAGCATTATTATATTCTGTAGCAATAGCAACTAGCATATAACCAAATTCTTTTGGGCTCATTTGCCCCCTATATTCTGCTATTTGAGAATTTGTTGCTATGTCGATTACATGGAATGCAGAAAAATCTTTACCATCTCCTCTAGCAACGTCTGCTATCACCATATATTCTCTAGTATAATCTGCTGATTCCCATATCCATAAGTTTTGATCTGCTCCTCTGCGTTCCATTGGGTCTTTAATAGTAGTAGATTTAATAAAATATATCCATTCATTGTAGAATACTACATCTCCGGATGTATTAAAGTCACAATCACATTCTTGTGCTGCTAGTCTAGGGTCACCTAATAAGTCATCCTGTCGCTTTCGCCATGTTTCGTCTCGTTCAGGATGAACATACCAAGGCAATTTAATAGGTAAAAAATCATTGTCTGCTTGTTCTGCTTTAACCCATGTTTGGTGAAACCAGTTACCTGTTCCGTATGGTGTAGATAACACTATCGAATTTCCACCGGTTGCTAAGGTTTGCTGTGCTGAAGCCCATATCTCTCCAATATTTTCGATAAATGCTGCCTCATCTATTATTAACAATGATACTGCTTCTGATCTACCAGCATCACTAGCGGCTGAGGTTGCTTTGATTATTGAACCATTAGATAATCTCAATGATAATCTATTATTTTCTGCGGCTTCTATTTTTAGCCATGAAGGTAAGTTATCATACATAAACTTAACCTTAGTTACCATGTTGCGTGCTGTTTCTTGTTTTGTAGCTATACAAAGTACATTTTTATCTTTATGAAAAGTCATCAACCATAAAGAATATCCTGCGGCTAATGTAGATATACCTAATTGCCTAGATTTAAGTACTATAGAGTATGGATTTTCTTTCCATAGTTTTAGTACTTTATCTTGAAAAGGATATAAATTAAATAATACTCTACCTCTTTGTGGATGTTGGATATAGCAGTATTTGTGCATAAAATGAGCAGGATCAGTAGCACATTTTATATACTCTTGTTTGAGTATTTCTTTTATGTTTTGTTGTTCACTCATTTACCTATTTTCCAATACAATTTGAAGGAGGCTTGTGGGAATAAATCTTGATTTACTCCTAATCCTATTCCAATTGCTTTGCGTTTCTTGGTTCTATATAACATTTCAGCACCAATATAACTAATTTGATTTGTGCCTCCAACTAATCCTACACCAGCATACCATTCTCTGTTATTTATATAAACAGTATTTTCAATTGTAATTTTAGGTATTTCTAGGTTTGATTGGACTTTACGGGCTAAAATATAATTTTTTGTTATAGTATCTTTTACTATTATGTTACCAAATGTATCAATTTGAATAGTATCTTGATAAGCATATGTTGAATAGTAATCTTTCAATATTTCGCTAGTGTCAATAGGGTCTTGAGACGCAATAAATGTATCTATATCTGTTATAGTATCAACACGAGTTCTATATTTTGG